GTCACGCCTTTCAGGGACCTGGTGGTTGGTATATTGAGAACTCTCTGACCACTCTGGGACAGAAAGATCCTGTGTCGGAACTGAACTCCGAACTCTGGAACAACGGCACCGATGCTGGTAAGGAACTTGCACGTAAGCAGAAGCGTAAACTGACTTATGTGTCTAATGTCTATGTGGTGAAGGATCCTGCAAACCCTGCCAACGAAGGTAGAGTGTTCCTGTTTAAGTATGGTAAGAAGATTTTTGATAAACTGACTGCCGCAATGCAACCAGAGTTTGAAGATGAAGAAGCGATTGATCCGTTTGACTTCTGGCAGGGTGCCAACTTCAAACTGAAGGCAAAGAACGTCGCTGGTTATCGCAACTATGACTCCAGTGAATTTGCAAAATCTGCTCCTCTTCTGGACGATGATGATGCAATGGAAGCAGTGTGGAAGAAGCAGTTCTCTCTTGCCGAACTGACTGCTGCTGACCAGTTCAAGACCTATGATGAACTGAAAAAGCGTCTAGACTATGTTCTGGGTAGTAAAGGCACTCCTCGTTATCAAGACCCTGAAGAGTTTGATGAGGATAACACTCGTGGTTCTGTGAAAGAACTTGATGAAGACCTCCGCACTGAACTCAACAATCTTCAACCTGCCCGTCGTGCTGCGGCACCTGTGGAGGAGGAGGATGATGATGCACTGTCCTACTTCGCCCGTCTTGCCGAAGACTGATAAACTGGGGGCATCTGCCCCCTTCATCTTTTATAGAATAGTATTTCTTGTATTTTCTGTTCGTATCAATCTATCATCTACAAATTGAGAAGATTCGCCATATGTCATAATGCTTCTTGTATCATTGATAAAAGTTTGAATATATGTCCTTTGTAGAACAAATATTGATCTTTTCTTATCATTGAGTCTTGTTTCATATTCATAATTTGTAACCCCAATAACAGGATATAATATTTCCAAGGGACTCTCTGGATTTCGGATTGAAAAATTAGAATCCACTACTTGTCCAGCGGGCATTATCAAACGATTCTTTGAATCTTCTACTCTTTTTGTTTCATAATGATGAACGCTGTTAAGTCTTAATTCACCATATTTTTCTAGTGAATATTGATATAATTCTTCACTTGAAAGTGGCCATTGATTTCTTACATTTGTAATATTTGCAATAGTCAATACAATCCAATCATACCCAGGATTGTCATATAATTCAAAAGCAACAGTATCAGGTCTTGCTCCTTGAGGAATGTCGTATTTTTGAAAGAGAGTAAACACATTTTGTAGATCATCGCGTAGTTTGACTCTACGAAAAACATTTTTTACTCTTACATAATCATCCGAAGATATTCTATTTGATAGTGGTGATTGATACTCAATATCTGGAAGCTCTCTGAAGTAACTCATTAGTATCCTGTTCCTAGTTTACCTTCTTCAGTATCATAATCTTCAGCATAAATTGGTGTTAGTTCTTGGAATCCTAGACCTAATTTTAGGTGTACTGGAGTTCCATCAGAATAAGTTGCATAAGTCCCAGATCCAGTAAAATCAACTGACATCGATGTTAAGGCACATATCTTAAATCTGTTTAGATATGGATGATTTATTTTGCCGCTTTTGTATTCTAATCTGAAAACGCTTGGAGACTTGATAAAAATTCCTTGACCAGCTCCTTGACCACCTTTTCTCCCAGACATTTGTTTTTTGAATACTCTAATTATATTTTTAATTTCATCAGACTCTTTTTTGTTTCTTGGAGTCAAATCATATCCAAGGGAAAATGGTTCTCTTAAACTTACACCTTGAAAAAGTAATTCAATATTTTGATTGAATACTGCACCAGTGGTTCTACCAAGAACTCCAGCACCACCTGATTCGTTGCCAAATAGTCCACTGACTGCTTTTTGTGCTAACACTGCCTGACCTGCTTTTTGTGCAAGACTACTACCAGTTAGAGCCGCTGCTGCCTGACCAGCAACTTCTTTCAAACCACTCAAACCTCCCCCTTCAATTATCGTTCCAGCAGCACCAAGAGCCGCAACTTCAAGTGGACCCATGGTGTCTCCATTCCAAGAAGTTGAATTTGATGATGATACTGATTGTGGGATTGGTAAGAGGATTATAACTTTAGTTTTACTGTTTCCATATTGAGTATCTGCAGTTGGCTGTACAAAACCTGATGCAAATCCAGGTGGCTTATAATCCATTATACTAATTTTCAGATAGTCATCATTGTCTAACAGTTTCTTGTATGGATATCTATAACTTTCAATCTTATTACTTGGTTTCTTTTTGTTAGGGGCATTGGCGGACTTGGAATCTGAACCAACTGGTGATTGTATGACATTGCCCTTTTTGTCTGTGACAACAATATTGGCCTCATCTGGTGGAAGTAGTCCTGGTGGGAAGCTCATTTATCTTTTTTAATTATTTATCTTGATTTTTGCATATGGAATAGTTCTCATATCTTTTATTTCTTCTAATCTAATTTTATATAATTCACCGTTGATTTCATCCCATGTATACTGTCTTATCCCTTCCCAATGAAAATTAATTCCTCTAAATCCCCAAGAAAATATATCAGTTATTGCCACTAGGGGATATTCATCATAAAATATCCCTGGTGTCTTTGGATTATAAAAAAAAGTATAATATTGTCCAATAGAAGATGGTCTAGATTCAGTTTCTGTTAATGCCTCAATTATTTCCTGCATCAAATCATCAGGATCTTCATTTCCTATCAAGTTCTCTACAATATCACGAATACGATTATTATCAGTATCTGATATTGTTTTTTTACCTTTCTCTTGATTCTCTGATTGCCTTTGTTTTAGAGTTTTTCTTGGCATTTCAGACTCCTAAATCTTCTTCCGTAAGAACCTTGAATGTCCATTGGCGGTCTTCACAATATTCTGTCGCTGCTTTCCATTTTGCCTGATTTTTTGCATATTCTACGACTTCGTAGACATATCCTTTTGTTTTTTTAGTTTGAACTTTTGGTTCTATTGTTTGTTTCTTAGGTTTGATCTCAATTAGATATTTTTTAATTTGTCCATTACTCTCCTTAACTTTGATGTAAAAATCGGGGAAGTATCTGTGTATTTTATTATCTAAAGGAGAGCGATAGGGCAATACAATTTCCTCACTTCCCCATTCTAGAATATTGGTATTTTTATCACAATATACCATAAATTTTCTTTCCCATAATGAACGATAGATAATATTACGGGAATTGCCTTTATATTTTTCAGGATACGAGGGTTGAAATTTTCCTTTATATGACATCTAAATACTTTATAACATAAGACTCGTATAAGGTATTTAGAGTGTCAGTATCAAGACCAAGGAAAATATCTGATATAAAACCACTATTTACAAAACTAGCACAAACTTCCCATTATGAAGTTAAGTTTGGTAGTCTTCCCCCTCAACTAAGACGTTATTTGGGGAATAAGGGAGTAAACTCAAGGTTTATTGCTGAAGACTCTGGATTATTATGTTCTTCTGCATCGTTACCAACTGCATCCTTAGCAAATGCAGATGTAACAGGGGCATATACAGGAATGACAGAACATTTTGCACATACTAAACAGTATCAGCAAATTTCTTTAGAATTTTATGTCGATAGTGATTATAAAAATCTGATATTTTTTGAAAGTTGGATGGAATTTATTTCTAGTGGTTCTACCAATCCTCAGAGATTGAAGGGTGAACAGGGTGGAATAAATACTCAACTTGATAATTATTTTTCAAGAATGCAATATCCAGATTTTTATAAAGCAAATAGTGTAAAAATTATTAAATTTGAAAGAGATTACAAAAGAAATATCGAATATAATTTTAGAGGGTTATATCCAATTCTGATGAATAGTCCAAGTGTCAGTTATGGTCCATCAGATCTATTGAAAGTTAATGTAACTTTCTATTATGATAGATATATCGCTGGACGGAGTTCAAGCATTAGTTCTATATTGGGGAATGATAATAATAATGTACCTGGATTGACACGATCAGTGGCAGAAGCACAAGGTCTGTTAGATATTGCTAGTGTTATTCCTGGATTACTCCCATAAATAATTTTACTGACTAACTAATTTATAGGTTATTATGCCATTACCAAAGATTGCGACTCCCACATTTGAGTTGGAAATACCTTCAATTAAAAAAACAATCAAGTATCGTCCTTTTCTTGTAAAGGAAGAAAAAATCTTAATTCTTGCAATGGAAAGTGAAGATCCAAAACAGATTGCAGAAGCAGTAAAAACTGTAATTTCAAACTGTATCCTCACAAAGGGAATCAAAGTTGCAGACCTGGCAACCTTTGATATTGAATATATGTTCCTTAATATTAGGGGAAAGTCTGTTGGAGAAAATATTGATGTTCTAATTACTTGTCCAGATGATAATCAAACTCGGGTTCCTGTGAGCATTGATATTGATGATATTAATATAACCTATAATGAGGAGCACACAAGAGATATTAAATTAGATAGTGATTATACTTTGAGAATGAAATATCCATCAATGCAAGAGTTTATTAAGAATAATTTTTCACAAACTACGGGCGTAAGTGTTGATGACACTTTTGATATGATTACATCATGTATTGAGCAAGTTTATTCTGAAGAAGAGTCTTGGGCGGCATCGGATGTAACAAAGAAAGAACTTTTAGAATTCGTTGAACAATTTACTTCTAAACAATTCAAAGATATTGAAAAGTTTTTTGATACAATGCCTAAACTTTCCCATATCGTTAAACTTAAGAATCCAAATACTCAGGTTGAAAGTGAGGTTGTCTTAGAGGGGTTAACAAGTTTTTTCGCCTAGCGATGTCGCATGAGGATCTTGCCTCATATTATAAGATTAATTTTGCCCTCATGCAGCATCATAAATATAGCTTGACAGAACTAGAAAATATGATGCCTTGGGAAAGAGAAGTTTATCTCTCTCTTCTTGAACAGTATATCGAAGAAGAAAATCTAAAGAACAGTAAAAATGGCTGAGGCAGCAAACAATATTGTCCCTCTAACTGGATCTCCTTTATCAAGAGGGTCCAGAGAAAATATTAGCGCCAATATAACCGCATTCAATTCATTTATCAACGAACAGAAAAATCTTAATGCACAAAAGACCCGTGCAGATGATTATCAAAATGTTCTGATTCAAGGCGGTCAAACTTCTGTTACTTCTCTTCAGAATCAACTTGAAGGGATTTCAAGAGAACTTTCTTCATTATCACAAAACGTCAATACAATTTCTCAAACTGTTCAGCAACAGTCATCAGCAGAACAACTGAGACTTAATGCAGAACGAGAAAATCAAAAAAGACTTTCAGAAAGAAGAATTGCCATTGGTAAAGAGGGTGAATTAGAGCAAAGAATCGAAAATTCTTTGTCATCACCTGTTTTAGCGGTTCAGAATAAAGTTGGTAGCCTTTTTAGCAGAGTTGAGTCTGCATTTACAACTTTATTTTTAGGATGGCTTGGCAACTCAGTTATTAATTATCTTAAGGCACAAGCTGAGGGAGATGTTCAAAAACTAGGAGAAATTAAGAGAAAAATAGTTGGTGGATTAGTGATAGGGGTAGGTGCATTAGTTGCTGTAAAGACTGGACTTGGAATGGTTGGCAAAGCAATTAGTGCAGTTACGTCTGGTGTTGCAAGCCTTCTTTCAAAATTAGTTACTGCTCCTTTCAGATTGCTTGGTTCAGGAATAAGAGCATTATCACCAGGAGGAGCAAAACCACCTGGAAAACCAGGAGGGCAACCTGGAGGTGGTCCTGGAGTTGGTAAATTTGTAACATTTTTAAGTTCTTTGATGAATTTTAGAAATGGTGAGATGGCTGATGGAATCTTGAGTGCCATGGCTCTTGCAGCTAAAGCTCCAGGAGCTATAGGTGCAATTGGAAAAATTGCTGGGATGGCATTCACTGTAGACGAAATTGCCGAGGCACTTGGATCAAATATCTTTGGCAATGATAAAAGAAATAAACTGGTTCAAGAAATTGCTGAGGGAGCTACTAAAGATAAGGCAAAACCAGCACCAACATCTGTTGCAAGTCCACCTCCAGCTGCTAAGCAGTCATCCCCCCCTCCAGCAGAGGTAACTCCACAAACACCCATGGCTTCCCTTCCTGATTTGGTGGATTCTGGTTCAGGAGCTGTAAATGATACTCCAGAGGGGGCAGAACCACAAGCACAGGTGTCTCCATCTACATCGATGACACCACAATCATCTGACTTAATGGTAAATCCAGGTAGCACCACTACTCAACCTGGTGCCAGTGAGACTGGAAGGATCGATACTGATTCATCTCAACCTACTATATCACAGGAGCAACGATCCTCAGAACCTGCCCTCACTAATGAATCTGATAAAACTAAACCAACAACTACTCCAGCTGCTCAAATCACTGCACCTCCAAAGGATACAAATAAAGTCACTGCCCTACCAGAAGTTCAACCAAATGTTGTGATTGCGTCCGATACGACTTCTGGTGCGATGGTTGATCAAGGAAGTCAAAGTTCTTCACAATCTAGACCAGCACCAAATCCTGATACTCCTTCAATATCATCATCTAATCCCGATAATTTTTATGTTCTATATTCTCAATTGAATTATAATATAGTGATGTAAAATGGCAGTAGCAACTTCTATTCCCGTCCTAAACCTGAATAAAATTTCAACATCAGTTTATAATACAAAAAAGAAAATATCACTTACTAATCAAAGTATTTTGAGTAGAAACAATTCTATTCAAGAAAATATTACTGCACAAAAAAAATTAATAAATGAGAATAGCACTTATTATCGAAGACGAGAAGAATTAGATGAAAAAAATAAACAAGAAGCAGCTCTCGAAGCCCCAGATACTGTCAAAAAAATAAATTATATTAATCATTCAAGTTTGAGTTCTGTCAGTGATAAAGGATTTATAGGTAGATTGCTATCTTTTGCTGGATATCTTGCCGCAGGATGGATTTTGACCAGACTTCCTACACTCATAAATTTTGGGGAAGGGTTTCTGGTTCGTTTACGAACGGCTAAAGATATTATAGGTGCTTTTTTCAGTAGCACACTAGAAGTTTTTCAAAGTTTTGGTAAATTACTTGGTAACGTTACTACAAGTATTTTAAGAATAGGTATTACCGATAATCGTCTTTCACCTGGACAATATTCGTGGGAATCAGCAAACTCAATAAATCAAAATTTTGATCAACTATTAAATGGTCTTTCTAAATTATATGGTTCTTTGACCACAGCATTTTCTTTTATTATTGATCCTTTGGGATTCAAAATTGCGGAGAGAGAGGAAGAAGAATCTCGACAACAACAAGGACAATCACAGGATGCATATGCAGATGACGGATCTTCTGGGGCTATGCCCACGGGGTCCACGGGACCAATAGATTCTGGACCTGTGCCTAAAAATGATAGTGAAGCATTTGAAAAAGTAAGAGCAGCAGCACAGAAAGCTGGTTCACCTGCTCCAGATATTACCGCTGCAATTGCCATGAATGAAACTGGATATCTAAGAAATCCTAATAGTGTCTATTTTGCAAGTAACAAAACAAATCCATTTGGTCAAACTGGTGTAGGTTCGGCAGGATATGTAATTGGTGCTGACAAGCAAAAGCACGCAGTTTATAAAACTTTTGATGAAGGTGTTGCTGTTCACGTAAGACTTTGGAAAAAGTATTACGCGGGAACCACTGCTGATGAAATATTGAGAAGTTTAGTTGCCGCTGGGTATAATACCGCTACTGCTAGTTGGAGACCTACCACTGCCACAATTTACGAAAGATTTACTAAAAAAAGTAGAAATGTTCCAGTTTCTTCTCAAGGAACTGCTGGTCCATCACCTTCAGGGATGGTGGATAGATCTCAACCTAATATTCAACCTAGTAAACCAACAGGAAAACTGAAATCTATCGGTGGCGGACATAGTTTAGATTCTGGTGGTGCAGCTGATGCGTATATAAAGATGAGGGATGAAGCAAAAAAACAAGGAGTTAATCTGACCCTTTCTTCATCTTTTCGTAGTTATGAACAACAAAATTATCTTTATCAATTGTATCTTAAGGGACAGGGGAATCTTGCTGCTCCGCCTGGTAGGTCTAATCATGAAAAGGGTCTCGCCATTGATGTTGCTAATGGTATTCCTTGGGTTCAAAAGTATGGGTCAAAATTTGGATGGATAAACACAGGTATGGGATTTTCTCAAAAAGAACCATGGCATTTCGACTTCAAGGGTTCTGTTTCTCCATCTGCTACACAAGAACAAACAACACCTACACCTGCAGCGATTCAAAGACCATCAACCTCGACGGTAAATGTTGCAACTGAAAGACGGGGAGAAAACTATGTAGTAGTTGATCAAAGAAGTCCAAGAGTAAATACTAGTAGACAAAATAATTATGGTTCTTCAGGAAGTTCAGGAGGCAATATTCGTGAGGAAGATTTGGCAGTCGCATTTATGAATAACATGAAAAAAAGATTGATGAATGATTTAGCATATGTATAGCAGTAAAAGAAAATGATAATAACTCAAATCAAACCAACTACACTTAATCTTGAAAAAATCTCAGGTTCCGTAGTTACCTCTAACAAAAAAATTGCGCTTACAAATAAATCAATCACTCAACTTAATAAAAAAATTGAAAAAAATAATATACAAAGAAATAATTTATTGAACGAAAAAAAACAAGCAATAAAAAGACAATTGGAGTTTGATCGATTTAAGGAACAAGAGGCATCATTAGAATCTTCAGAAATAGTAAACATAAAACCAAGAGAATCACAAGAACTATTTCGATCAGGTTCTGGTGGTGGACTTTTTGGTAAACTACTTGGATTTTTTGGTTACATTGCTGCTGGTTGGGCGATTAGAAATTTACCTACTTGGATAGGTATTGGTAATGAAATAATCAGGAGACTTGGTAATCTCAGATCAAATATTGCTATCTTTTTATATAACTTATATAATCCAGAAAAACAACCACCAGGAATTCTCCAGAATTTTACAACTATAGTAAAAAGTGCTCTGGGATATGCCATGTCATTTGATTTTGAAAAAAGTTCAGAAGAGGTTCAAAACTCTATAAAAGGGCTAGTACAAAATATCAATAATATGGGAGATTCAATCAAAGACTCTATGAATCTCATTACAAAACCATTTGATATTGGTGGGGCAATTCCATCACCAGGTACCAATGTTGCTGATGAAGGTGCTTACACAAGTGGGTATACAAGCACAATGTCTGGGAGGGTCTTAGCAACAGACGCTAAGGCAACATACTATGATCCTGCACTTGGAGGAATTAATGCAAGTGGCGCTAAAACGGCACAAGGACTTCCAGCAACTGCAACTGGTGAAGGTTATAGGTCAAACGTCTTTTCTGCTGCGGCATTTCCAGAACTTATTGCAATTTTGCCAGGTGAATATACTCGTCCTTCAAAAGGATTTCCTGGTGGAAAGACATTATCAAAACCAATCAATTTAATTGTCACTGATAGTAAAACAGGTAAGTCTGCAGTAATCAGAGTCAATGATGTTGGACCTGGCGTTTCTGGACACGCTAAAAATCATATGCTTGACTTTAGCGTTGCGGCAAAAAATTACTTTGGTGCTGCTAATATTAGTAGTGGATTAGAAATAAAATTAGCACCACCTGATGCTCAACCAGGACCACTTGATGCTAGTTCATCTAGGATGGTTACTTCGCCAGGTTCTGGAAGTAATATTGGACCTTCTATTCAACTAAAAGGATTTGCTGTAGAAAATCCAAGAGGACAAAAAGTAAAAGGATATTCTGGACTTACTCCACACCACAGTTATCAGTCAACAAGTGATGGTAGAGAAGTTAGAGACTTCACGATTTTTAAAGGAGATCAATATATAAATGCACCAGTTCCATCACCAGTTTCTGGAACAATTACTTGGACAGGATTTCTCACTGGTGGCGGTAACTGGATTGAGATTATGTCTAGTGCTGGAAAAGTAGAACTTGGGCATTTTAATAAAATTCTAGTGCAAAAAAATCAACAGGTTTCGGTTGGAACTATTTTAGGATTGCAAGGTAGCACTGGTAGGTCTACTGGTCCTCATGTTCACATACAAGCACCATCGAATGTTATTAGAAGTTATGTTGACGGATTAGTAAGTGGAACAATCATCGGGAGCTCCCCACCTTCTAAGATTCCAAATGCAATCGGTCCAGAGAGAACACCAACCAATATCATTATTCCAGAAACTCCAATAATAGAACAATCAGGAGCATCTTATGGCGATAGTGGACAACAGTCACCATCTATGACTTTACCAATTCCTGAACTTACTGTGTTAAATAGATTTATCAAGAACAAATTACTTTTAGATTTGGCTTACAACTAATGTCAATTAATTCTTCTGTATTTGAAACATTAATACTAGAATCTAATAATCAGAAAAGAACTGTAGACATAGTTGAAGGTGCGGTCAGCATTGATTACTATGAAGATATTTTTTCACCAACTATTACTGCAAAAATTAAGGTAATAAACAGTAGCTCATCAATTGCTCCTGAAGGTGCTCCAGCACAAGAGAAACAATCAATTTATAACGGTTTGCCATTGAGAGGTGGTGAGAGAGTTGTGATGAAAATATCAGGAAATTCAGCAACTAATCCAGGATTAGATTTTTCTAAAAAACCTGCTGATTTTTTTATTGTTTCTAGTATTACTGACATCGTATCACAAACAGAGTCAGAAAGTTTTACACTACATTTAATTTCTAGGGAAGCAATTACAAATGAGACTTCAAGAGTTTCCAGAAAGTTTTCAAGTTCTTCAACAATTGACAACTCCATAAAGGCAATACTAGAAGAGTATTTGAAAACTAAAAAGATAGGAACGATTGATAAGACCTCTAATTCTTATGGATTTATTGGTAATCTAAAAAAACCTTTCACTACTTTGATTTGGTTAGCGTCAAAGGCAGTTCCCGCTGAAAGTGGAGCAAATGCAGGATTTTTCTTTTATCAGACAAAGGACGGATTTCAATTTAGATCAATTGACTCTCTTATCAATCAAGAAAAGAAAGCGACATACACTAATAATCAGGGTGTAGAGTCATATGATTCTGATAATAAAGCAGTAAATAATGATTTTTCAATCTTGAACTACACAACAACCAAGAATGAAAATTTGATTGAAAAATTAAGACTAGGTGCATTTTCAAGTCAAAGAATGTTTTTTGATCCAAATAAATTTACCTTTACAGGTGAACAACAGGGTTCATTTGGTCAGACACAGTATAAGAAAAAAACAAAAACACTAGGTAGAAAACTTGATTTACCAAAAATATCTCCAGGTTCAGATAAGACTTTAGGAGATATTCCATCAAGAATTTTTACACAGATTTTAGATGTTGGAACATTAGAGCCTAAACCATCTAAAGAGACGAATTCTAATCCAATGGAATATCAAGCTCAGTCTCTAATGAGATATAATACTTTGTTTACTCAAGTATTAGATGTTACTATTCCATCGAATACAAATTTAAGAGCTGGAGATGTGATTGAGTGTATTTTTCCCAAAAACACACAGGCATCAACCAAGGAATCTGACCCAGAGATAAGCGGTCTATATATCATAAAAGAACTATGTCACCATTTTGATAGTGATAATTCATATACATCGCTCAAATTAATTAGAGATACTTTTGGACAAAAAAGCAAATGATAGATGAATCTTTACTTAAGAGTAATTTTATAGGAAGAGATGGATTTCGTTGGTGGATTGGACAAGTAGCACCTGGAGAGGCACAAGGAGAACAATCAAATGGTGGTGGTTGGGGAAATAGAATTAAGGTTAGAATTTTAGGTTATCACCCTTATTCCGAAACAGAATTATCAAACGATGATTTGCCCTGGGCACAAATTTTATTGTCTACATCAACTGGTAGTGGTGCTGGAGGTTGTGCCACCAGTCATAAACTAAAACCATCTGATGTTGTTTTTGGTTTCTTTCTAGATGGTGATAATGCTCAGATTCCCGCAATTATTGCGTGCTTTGGAAAAACATCTGATATTGAGAAGGGTTCAGAATCTTATGAGTCACCATTCACTCCTTTTACTGGGTATACTGATAGGGTCAAAAAACCTAGTGGACCGCTAAAGGGTGATCAAAGTAATGAAGGAAACTCTAATTCACAAAAATCACCACGAGATGTTTCACCAGCAATTGTTAATAAACTAAATCAGGAAAATCCAGATGATTTAGAGGTTCCTTACTATACAGGTGTTGGAAAAACAATTGTACTTGCAAATTCTTGTGGTGACACGGCACTAGCAGGAATGACTGCAGAAATTGATAATCTTCTTCAAAAAGTTCGTGATGGATTAGATGCAATCAGTAATCTAGATTTAGAAATTAATAGTTCTGTCGATAAAATTACTGGCATAATGAACATTTATACTGGTCAAATGATGAGAGAATTATATACTCAACTCATTCCAGCTCTCAATGACGGGTTGAAATTACTTTATGAAACTGTTTATAACGCAGTTTTAGCTGCTACAGGGAGTACAACAATCGCTCATTTAGCTGGAGTCGCTGCTCAAACTGCAATGCTTATTCCTGTTAAACTTTTAGAAGATGGATTACAAACTGTGGGTGCTTTAGTTGTTGATCTTGCATCTGGTTCAATTAAGGAACTCCTTTCTGGCATGTTGAATAATGTTGATAATTTAGTGCCTTGTGCAGCAGAGCAATTCTCTGGGGCATTATTGAATAATACACTAGATAATTTTCTTGGAGCTATGGGTCCTCTTTTGGATGGAGTTTCAAAACTCTTAAGTTTGGTTGGATTTAATCCAGAGTCATCAATGCGTTCTACAATTGAATCTTTCCAAGCAATAGGGGGATTATTTATGGGAGGTCAGTCACAAGGTAAGTGTTCTGGAATTGTAAAAGAATGGGTAATTGGTACAGGACCCAAAGATCCTGGTTGTGAAGAATCTGCCTACCAATCAATCCTTAATAATATGAATAATGCAGCTGCAATTGGAAAAGGAGTATTAGAGGCAGTTGGAAATGTTCAGAATCTTTTGACAGATGTAGGAAACATTGTAGATGATGTGCAACAAGCTTTCCAACAAAAATATGGAACTTTTGATATCTTTAGTGGTGAACCTAAAGATCCAAGTTCCCCTTGCTATACTGGACCTCCAATTTCAAAATCTCCACCACAAGTACGCATTTTTGGTGGCGGTGGAACTGGCGCAACAGCTATTGCTCTTTTAGGTGATATTGTACCTACAAGATCAACAGACATAGTAGATATTACAAATGTTAAGACTGCTAGTGTATTGGGTGTGGAGATTACAAATGGTGGTTTTGGATATGTAACACCACCATTTGTTGAATTTTATGACGAGTCAAAACAAGGATATGGCGCCGTGGGTAGAACATTTATTGATACAATTCCAAATTCACCAACTTTTAGTCAAGTTACAGGAGTGGAGATGGTTTCAGTGGGAGAGAATTATCCAGTCGGATATGCTCAGTTAGATTATAATATTAATTCAAACATTGCCGTAATTGCGGTTCAAATTATTAATCAGGGCAAAGGGTATTCTCAAAAAGATACTGCTTCGGATAATCTTGGTAATAATTATAAACTTTCTGTTAAGGATGGAAAAATTATTTTTGCACAAGTTTCAGATACTAAAAGAATTGATGAGTTACCAATAATTACTGTAACGACAAAAACAGGGAGAGGCGCAGTATTAAAACCAATTCTTGGAAGAGTTAGATTTAATCCTCCAGAGGAAATTGTAAGAGTTATTGATTGCCCAACACCTTCACTAACATCTGAAGTGGTAAAAACATCTTCCACTGCTATTGATACCGTAACACCTGTTGCATTATCCACTCCTACCCCCACTCCCACTCCCACTCCCACTCCCACACCTACACCTACACCCACTCCTACCCCCACACCCACTCCTACCCCCACACCCACACCCACTCCTACCCCCACTCCCACACCTACGCCTACACCTACCCCCACACCCTCTCCTACCCCCTCACCTTCACCCTCACCATCTCCATCTCCAGGTGGTGGCGGCGGCGGAGGCGGTTACGGTTACTAACTAAATAGAAAATAGAAAGAATTTATTTTTGATTTATATTCATGTCAAGATCAAATCAAAACTGGGAAGCTAGAGATATTTGGGCAATGCCTACTTTTAGGATTGATACTTCCACGCCACAAATGGGGGCAAATGGGTCTTTGGCATATGCGATGTATAGTTTCAATTCTAGTAATGATGTAAATCTTACTGGTCTTACCGAAGGGGGGTCATACAGAATTTACAACGATAGATTTATCGAAATTGTAGCAGGAAATAAAACATCTGAAAAAGGTGTTGACATTGTTATTACTTCGATGGCTGGAGATGTTACAATTACTGCACTACGTAATGGATCTATTAGAATCAAAGGAAAAAATATAACAATTGAAGCTGATGAGGATGTAGATATAAAAGCAGGAAGAAATATCAGCATGAAAGGTGGTGCTGGAAGAATATTGTTAGACTCTAATATTGTTGATGCTAAGGGATTGTCTGGAAATGTTATATCAAAAGTGGAGGGTGGAACTTTTGGTACGAAAGTATTTGATGGAACTTATGTTGCTAAAGATGTTCTTGAAAAAGCAATGGCTGCGTTACCAAATATTCCAGTAACTGGTAATAACGTTGATGCGACTACAACAAGTAAACCTTGTATTCCATCTTCTGGAATTTCGACTACTGGAATTTCGACTAGTCGTTCCACTGCTAGTGCCACTGCTAGTACCACTGCTAGTACCACTGCAGGTCTTGATGCTGAATTGAGTCGTCCAATTACAAATGAGGAACGAGCTCAAGTAAGGAGTAATACTGTTCCTGGTGTCACTATCCTATAGGTAAAATCACATGCCAGCACCAGAAAATAGATTTATAGTTGGCGAAGAGGCGTGGTTTTATCAGAATGCTAAGTTTTTCCAACAAATAGAGGCAGAACTTTTCAAAGGTGACATACAATCACCAGAGAATTCTACATTTAATAATGTAAGAATTAATGGTGGAATTTATGATTCTGCAAATTTTTCTGGTAATATTGGTGATCTTGTTTTATCTGACGGTAATGGGGGTTGGTTTTGGGGTAATGTTGGATATGGAACAGAACTTCAGGCTGCGAAGTTTAGAAAAACTTCTCTCACTGAAGATATCAATGTAACTTATGCGAATAGAGTTCCTATTCGATTTGATTCTGAAGTCTATAAAACTGACTTTTTTACGCATTCTAATACAACTATACCCCAAAGAATAACTATCAATAATAATGGTATTTACATTATCAATATCAATATTGGTATTGATAACACTGGTGCGGCAGAGGTAAATCCAATATGCTCTATTTTCCTAAATGGAGTTGAAGTTACACAAACAAGAACCACTACCTACAGTGGTGGAACAGCAGCAGGAAATGGTAAAAACTTACAGATTGCAACACAAGCATTAATAAATGCTGGAGACTATATTGAAGTTTATGCCTGGATGGACCAGGCAGATCAAGCAACACCAGTCAACACAATTGTCAATGCTACTGAGTTTTCAATTCTCAAAGCTGCTACTAGAGGACCTCAGGGTGTTCAAGGATTGCAAGGAGTTCAAGCAACTCAAGGTCTTCAAGGTAATCAAGGTCTTCAAGGTGCTCAAGCAACACAAGGTGGTCAGGGTCTTGCTAACCAGGGTATTCAAGGTCTTCAAGGTCTTCAAGGTCTTCAAGGAACTCAGGGTGTTCAAGGAACTCAAGGTGTCCAGGGACCTCTCAGTAACTTTCAAGGAACACAAGCAACCCAGGGGAATCAAGGTCTTCAGGGTCTTCAGGGGACATCAGTTCAGGGTACACAAGGTTTACAAGGTACACAAGGTCTTCAAGGTGGACAAGGAACTCAGGGTCTTGCTAATCAAGGTGTTCAAGGAACGCAAGGTCTTCAAGGTCTTCAAGGAGATCAGGGTGTTCAAGGAACTCAGGGACTTTCTAATCAAGGTGTTCAGGGAACACAAGCAACTCAAGGAACTCAAGGTCTACAGGGATCCCAAGGTCTTCAAGGATCTCAAGGTGTTCAAGGTCAACAAGGAACTCAAGGTGATCAAGGTGTTCAAGGCACCATTGGAGATCAAGGAACACAAGGTCTTCAAGGTAATCAAGGAACTCAAGGTCTTCAAGGTCTTCAAGGCAATCAAGGAACTCAAGGAACCCAAGGAACTCAAGGTCTTCAAGGAGATCAGGGTATTCAAGGAACACAAGCAACCCAGGGGATGCAGGGCAATCAGGGTGTTCAAAGCCCACAAGGAACACAGGGTCTTGTAGGACCTATTGCTGGTGATCCAAATCAGGTAATATATAAAAACCCACAAAATATACCATCTGGTTCAGAAAACTTCAAGTTTTATGATTATGAATCATTGGTCACAGTTGGCGAACAAAGTGGTGCTGGTATTGTTAGTGCCACTACTTTTAAGGGTGAGGGCTCGCAACTAACTGGAATTGTTACAAGTGTTATTCCTGGAATTGGAATTGATATTGAGTCTACACAAGCAAATGGAAAAGGAATTGTAGAAATTACTTCCTACAAACCAGTAGGAAGAACAATCTATGTTTCATTAAACGGTAATGATGATAATACTGGGTTGGCAGAAAATCATCCGAAAAGAACAATTAAATCTGCGGCATCGGTAGCTTTATTTGGTGATACAATCAAACCATTTCCAGGAACTTATGTTGAAGAGAATCCAATTGTTCTGGCAAAAACAGTTTCTGTTGAAGGGACAGAACTTAGAAACGTGGTGATTACTCCAAAATATCCAGAGAGAGATTTATTTTATGTTAATAGCGGTTGTCACGTTACAGATGTTAGTTTTAGAGGACAACCTTCAACAAATGGGGCTGCTATCGTTGCCTTACAACCACTATTAGGACCATCATCAGATAGATATTTTGATGCTGCAAGATTGCTTCGTTTCAATCTTGATTATATTGCAAGAGAATCTGTTGGATTCTTAACCAGTGGATTTAGTGGATTTGCAGGAAGTCATCGTGAACAAGATGCAGCAAGACTTCTTGATTTGAATACTGGATTTATTGCAGCAGAAGCAGTTGGATTCTTGACATCTCCATCAGGATATAATTTTAATTTGAATAGTAATGATTATACAAACTGTAAAGAAGACGTTGTAAGTATTATAGATGCTGTCGCTAAAGATTTGAAAGCAAACAGTAATAGAAATTCAATAGGTGCTGGATTTTCTTACTATAATAATTCTGGTGGATTGATTCACATTACTGGGATTGCAACCCAACAGGCTACAATTGCTGCGTTTGATTATGCTATAGGAATTGCAACTCATGTTATTAATAACTTGACCCCACCAATTTCATACCAGTCTGGTGTTGGGAGCATAACTCAATTCAAAGATCTATCAGTTATTCAAGTTGCGGGTGGTTGTGTTGGTGTTGGAACTACAATCAGACAACTTGTTGGAATTATAACAAGTATGATTGGTATTGGAACAACTGCGGCTCCTGCAATTCGTTATGGTGTTAATCTAGATTCTATTGATTGTGCCGATGATATCAAAGACATTTATAAAGCAGTTTCTTTTGATATTACAAGAGGTGGTAATGCAAAATGTGTTGGGGCTGCAAAGTCATATTTTAATGATGACTTCAATTTCATTCCTAACACACTCAAAAATCCCGAAGAAGTTAAGCAGACAGTTGCTACCCTTGACTATTCATTTAATATTGCAAGAGCGGTTGTAAACAACTGCACATGGGGTGGATACCCAGTAGGTCTTGGAACAACGGTTGTTAATGCAGTGTATGATGCAAGCACAGGGATAACCACAATTACTGCGAATAATCATGGACTTGTCAAAAATGATGCGGCAAGAATTACTGGGCTGCTCTATGAGTGTGATAATGGTTCCCCAGGATTTGCAATTACAGTTTCTACCGCAACATATGATAAGACAACTGGTATATCAACAATTACATTGTCTTCTTCTCTAGATATCGTATCTGGAGAAAGAGTAAGACTAAATGATCTAGTTTTTATATGCGATAGTGGTGGTGGACCATCAACAGCATCTTATCCTAGTGGTAACCTTGGATATGATTTTACAGTTCTTGATGTAATAGAACCACCACCATCACGTCTAAGAAGGTCATCAACTAAATTTACGGTCAATGTTGGTGTTTCAACTCTTGATCACACCTATGTTTCTGGAGGAACTGCTAGGAGACTTTATACTCCAGTATTTGGAATTTCTACCGCTTTTTATGATAAACTCACTGGTATCACAACAATTACCACTGTCGGGTTGGGGACAACTGTTGGACCACATCTTTTCATTGAACCTAATAAAAAGGTAAAATTAGAAAATCTAGTATTCATTTGTGATAGTGGTGGTGGACCTGCAACAGCATATTATCCTAGTGGAAATCTTGGATATGAGTTTAATGTTATCTCAACAAATAATGATCGTTACGTCGATGCCTCTAATCTTATAGAGTCAAATAAAAATGAAATCATTGATAAATCTTTAGCCGCAATAGCATTATCTTTCCCAGACTTTTATTATCCAAATGATTTACAAACCACTAGATTTTCTAGATTCAAAGACTCATATCGCCTCATTCAATTAAATAAACAAGAAATAGTCGGAACTGCTTGGACTAATACTTATAATGTTTATCCAGGAATATCCACAACAATGGATAAGTGCAAACGAGATCTTGCATATTTTGTTGATGCAGTTTCAACGGATGTCTTTAGTGGAGGAAATACTTACACAATTCAATTTACTAAAACATATTTCAATTCATCTGGCGCTCCTATTTCTAATGGATTAGTTGGAGAAATAACAGAATCTGTTTATGCATTCAATCAGGCAAGAAACCTGATGAAACTTGCAATTACTAATAATCTAACTATCACTGATCTTACAATTACTGCTGATCCTGGAACTGGCATTAATACCAGCACAGCATCTTGTGCGGATGTTCAACAGGCAATTAATACTTTAGTTTCTATTGCAACCACTGCATTTACCAATGGTTCATTAACTAATGTCAATAAAATTCGTGTGAATAATGGGGTATTTCCTGCAGGAGAAAATAAGTGTCGTAGGGATTTAGGATTTATTGTTGATGCACTTATTAAGGATGTAAGATATGGGACTAATAAGCATATTCGTGAAGCCACGAGATCTTACTTCACCGCCGCTGGTGTCCCAATTTCGGATGGATTGGTTGGAGAAACCGCACAGTCAATTGTCGGGTTCCATTCTGTGAGAGATTATGCAAAACTTGCAATTAATAATCAACTCAATAATAGAGACTTAACAATTACGGCTGATCCAAATCCAGGAATCGGAACCACTTCAAATACAAATCCATATTCTTGTGCCGATGTTCAGTCAAATATCGATAATCTTGTCGGTATCCTTACATCAACTATTGGGATAGGAACTATAGGTCCATCTTTCCCAGATCTTTATGTTTCTAATAAAGTTAAGGTCAATGTTGGAGTTTCAACTTTAGATCACATTTATGTGACTGGTGGAACCCTCACCGCAAATTATACAACAAAAATCTTCCCAGATGGAACTTTTAATTACATTTTCCCTGTTAAATCTGTTGTAGGTCCAAACACATTTACTTTTGTTGCAGGTAAAACAGTTCTCCCTCATACTTATGTTTCGGGGGGAACAGTTGAAAAATATAGAAACTTCCAACCAACATTCACTCAAGTAAAAGACATGTCAATTCAGATTGACGGTCAAACAGGATATAATGATGCTCTCAATTCATGTAAAAATGTTATTTCTGCAATTCGTTCTTGTGTTGGAGTTGTAACAAGTATTGTTGGACTTGGATCAACAGCACTAAAATCTGGTTCTGTCGTTGTCCCTGCTTTTGGTGGTAATTCTGGATATGGATTCACAGATATTGTTGGTATAACTAGTGCGATTTATGAGGGGGAAACTGGAAAGACAACAATCACAGCACCTGGACTGATTGTTAGGGAAGGCGATCCAATTGAACTTAGGGATTTGATATTCTCTTGTACTTCTGGAACAGGGATTGGAACGACAACTCAAAAATTCCCATCTGGTAAATTTGGATACGAATTTTATGTTGATGAAATTAATTCAGATAATACTTTTGAAATTTATGTTGGTGTATCAACATTAATACATACTTATATCTCTGGTGGAACAATAATCAATCGTGCAATACCTGTCTCTTTCGCAACGTATGATCACATAACTGGCGTCACAACCATTACAGCACCAGGAGCGTTTGTTGATATTGGTGATGTTGTATCTGTTAGAGATCTAGAATTTATTTGCACTAGTGGAGCTGCTACAACAACAATCTATCCTACATCTAATACTGGATATAATTTTGCGGTAGAGGAAGTCATAGGATATGGGTCAACTTTTGTTATCAATACAGGAATTAACACCATCCCTCATTATTACTTGACTGGTGGCGTTGTTGTTCCTCCTTACTCAAGAGGAACTGGGCCAATTGATCAGGGACCATATATCAGAAATGCTACCAATTTTATTGCCAATAGTATTGGGCTAAAAGTTGATGGTTTCAACGCTGAACCTGGAGATAAAGATGATATTGGCGTGACTGGAACAATGTCTGTAGACTCTTATACACAATTTAATCAAGGTGGTATTGGAGTATCAGTTACAAACGGAGCATATGCTCAATTAGTTTCTATTTTTACAATCTGTGACGATATTGGAATCTTTACTAAATCTGGAGGACAATGTGATATTACCAACTCAAACTGCTCATTTGGCAACTTTGGTCTTGTCTCTGATGGTGTTGGTGATGCGACTTCAAAATCAATTTATCGTTATACCGCTCAATCCGTAGGAGAAGCGCAAATTGAAACTGATGAAATAGTTGTTTCTGGTGTTGGCACTTATAGACCTTACGATGGACAGGCAATTTATTTTGGTGATCTTTATAATACAGTATCTCGTATCGAGGTAACAAATGGTGGAAGTGGATATCTTTTCCCACCAGATGTAATAATCAGCGCCCCAACTGGTCCAAATGGAATTACTGCGGAGGGAAGTGCAAACATTGATGCGACAGGAACAGTAATATCGGTTGATGTAATTAGTTCTGGATCTCAATATTCAACACCACCAACAGTTACATTTTCTCCAATTGGTGGAGTTGGTAGCGGTGCTGCTGCAATATCATTTTTAGAACCAATTTATTTTAATATTCAAAGTGCAACACTTCCTGTTGCAGGAATCTCAACCATCACTCTATTATCAAATCTAAATAGTACGATAGGTGCTGGTACAACAATTTATTTCTCAAGATTGAGTTTGCAAATTGCAACTTCAATCTCACTAGAATGGGTTGGATCTGGAACAAATATTAATACAGCAAAACCATCTCTGGGTGGAGTTACAATTCAACCAAATGAAGTTGATAAAATTAGAGGTGGACAAGTTGTATATACCAGTACAAACCAAGCAGGTAACTTCCAAATTGGAGATAATGTAGTTATTAACCAACTTACAGGAACAATTTCAGGTAGAGCCTTTAGTCAAAGTCTGTTAAATACAGTAACTCCTCTCATTATTGCGTTAGGTAAGTAAAAATGGCAGTAATTGCACTTAATAAATTTCGAACGATAAGAGTTGGTATAACGACTAATTTAGTTGGAATTTATACTTGCCCAACTGGAGTAGCAACAATTGTGATTCTCTCCCAGGTAACTAATGTCGCTGCTGCAGGAAGTGTTTTTTCAGTTACTGCGATTCACTCTAGACCTTCAGAGATTCCGTCCGATTATAAATTTGCAAATGCAATTCCAATTCCTTCAAATGATAGTTTGAATTTGATTACTGATGGAAGACTCGCTCTTGAAACTAATGATGTTATCAAAATTCAAGGTAATGCGAATGATGTCTTGCAACTTGTTTTGAGTGTACTTGAAACCGCGAAGCAGTAGCATAAATGGCAAGATATACCTCAGGAAGATATAGAAGATTTTCTCAGTCTGGTATTACCTCTGACAGATATGAATTTCTGGGTGTAGAGCAAGCTGAGCCAGATTTGGGGGATCCTCTTGTAGGTGTATCTTCTATTGGGGTAAAACCAGTTCCTAATGGCACATTTTATGATCAATATGTTCTAATTGCAGTTGGTACTGAGGTTGGTTCTCGTTATTGGATAAAGTCTGAAAATTTATTCAGTCAGGGTATCCAAGGTATACAGGGTACGCAAGGTAATCAAGGTATTCAAGGCACTCAGGGTCTACAGGGTCAGGCGATACAAGGTGTACAAGGAAATCAAAGCACCCAAGGACTACAGGGTATTCAGGGTGAAACTTTTCAGGGAACACAAGGAACTCAGGGAATCCAAGGCACTCAAGGGACCCAAGGTCTTCAAGGTCTCCAAGGTCTACAGGGTCTGAGTAATCAGGGCGTTCAGGGTACTCAAGGACTTCAAGGAGATGTTGGTATTCAGGGTGCCCAAGGTGTCCAAGGTCTTAGTAATCAAGGTGTACAAGGAACTCAAGGTCTTCAAGGTGATCAGGGTATACAGGGTACGCAAGGTGTCGGTTCTCAGGGTTCTCAGGGTGTTCAAGGTCTAAGTAATCAGGGTGTTCAAGGTGCTCAGGGAACTCAAGGTGTTCAAGGTGAACTTGGATATCAGGGTACACAGGGTAATCAAGGTATTCAAGGCACTCAAGGATTACAAGGTATTCAAGGTGAACTTGGATATCAGGGTACACAGGGTAATCAAGGTATTCAAGGCACTCAAGGATTACAAGGTATTCAAGGTGAACTTGGATATCAAGGAACTCAAGGTCTTCAAGGTCTACAGGGATTCCAGGGCACCCAAGGTTTACAAGGTATTCAAGGTTCTGGTGTTCAAGGTGTTCAAGGAACTCAAGGACTACAGGGATTCCAGGGCACCCAGGGTCTGCAAGGTGTCCAGGGGATGCAGGGGAATCAGGGTCTTCAAGGATTCCAAGGGACTCAGGGGTTACAAGGTCTTCAAGGACTTCAAGGATTAAGCAATCAAGGTGTCCAGGGTACTCAAGGATTACAGGGCACTCAAGGATTACAGGGTCTACAAGGTCTCTCTAATCAAGGTGTACAAGGTACGCAAGGAACTCAAGGTCTTCAAGGATCTCAAGGAACGGGTGTTCAGGGAACACAAGGAACTCAAGGTCTACAGGGATTCCAAGGCACCCAAGGTTTACAAGGCATTCAAGGAGATATTGGTAATCAAGGTGTTCAGGGAACACAAGGAACTCAAGGTCTGCAAGGTATTCAAGGTGCTGGAATACAAGGCAATCAAGGAACTCAAGGTCTACAAGGTCTACAAGGAACTCAAGGTCTGCAAGGTATTCAAGGTGCTGGAATACAAGGGTCCCAAGGAACCCAAGGATCCCAAGGAACTCAAGGTCTTCAGGGCATTCAGGGACAACTTGGATTTCAAGGTAGTCAGGGAACACAAGGTCTTCAGGGGTTCCAAGGCACTCAAGGACTTCAAGGGGATGTTGGTGTTCAGGGTACCCAAGGTTTACAAGGTCTTCAAGGAACTCAAGGTCTTCAAGGTTCTCAGGGTATTGGTGCCCAAGGATCCCAAGGAACTCAAGGTGTTCAGGGGTCCCAAGGCACTCAAGGATTACAAGGAATTCAAGGAGACCTTGGAATCCAAGGCACTCAAGGTGTCCAAGGAGATCAAGGTACTCAGGGATTGCAGGGATCTCAAGGAACAGGTGTTCAGGGAACACAAGGAACTCAAGGACTTCAAGGATTACAAGGATTACAGGGTGTCCAGGGGGATATTGGTAATCAAGGTGTTCAGGGAACACAAGGAACTCAAGGTCTTCAAGGAGATCAGGGTGTTCAAGGAACTCAGGGCACTCAAGGTTTAAGTAATCAAGGAGCTCAAGGCACTCAAGGATTACAAGGATTACAGGGTGTCCAGGGGGATATTGGTAATCAAGGTGTTCAAGGTGTTCAAGGGACTCAAGGTCTTCAAGGTCTACAAGGTCTACAAGGTCTTCAGGGTACAGGTGTTCAAGGATTTCAAGGTACTCAAGGATTACAGGGGACTCAAGGATTACAGGGTTTACAAGGTCTCTCTAATCAAGGTGTTCAGGGAACTCAGGGTCTTCAAGGTATTCAAGGCACTCAAGGATTACAAGGATTACAAGGCACCCAAGGTGACTTTGGTGTTCAAGGATTCCAGGGGACCCAAGGATTACAAGGGTTACAAGGCACTCAAGGTGACTTTGGTGTTCAGGGTGTTCAAGGCGCTCAAGGATTACAAGGATTACAAGGATTACAAGGCACCCAAGGTGACTTTGGTGTTCAGGGCGTTCAAGGAACTCAGGGTCTTCAAGGTAATCAAGGAACTCAAGGGTTGCAAGGATTACAAGGCACTCAAGGTGCTGGATTCCAAGGAGCTCAAGGAACTCAAGGGTTACAAGGATTACAGGGCACTCAAGGTGATCTAGGTGTTCAGGGAACTCAGGGAACTCAGGGAACTCAGGGACTTCAGGGTGTTCAAGGAAATCAGGGATTACAGGGTCTTCAGGGTATTCAAGGTGTTGGTGCTCAAGGCACTCAAGGCACTCAAGGTCTTCAAGGTCTACAAGGCACTCAAGGTCTTCAAGGTTTACAAGGCACTCAAGCGACTCAGGGTACTCAAGCGACTCAAGGTACTCAAGCGACTCAGGGTACTCAAGGATTACAGGGTCTTCAAGGTTCTCAAGGGACTCAGGGTCTACAAGGTCTTCAGGGCACTCAAGGTGTTGGTGCTCAAGGGACTCAAGGGACTCAAGGTCTCCAAGGTTTACAAGGTCTCCAAGGAACACAGGGAATCCAAGGTACGCAAGGGACTCAAGGTCTTCAAGGTCTCCAAGGAACTCAAGGACTTCAAGGTCTACAAGGAACTCAAGGAACAGGAGTACAAGGAACTCAAGGCACTCAAGGTTTACAAGGATTACAGGGAACACAAGGATTGCAAGGAGATCAAGGTGTTCAAGGATTGCAAGGATTGCAGGGTGTTCAAAGTACTCAGGGTTTACAAGGTCTTCAAGGAACTCAAGGAATAGGAGTACAAGGCACTCAAGGTACCCAAGGCACTCAAGGTCTCCAAGGAACTCAAGGACTTCAAGGACTTCAGGGTCTTCAAGGACTTTCTAATCAAGGTGTACAGGGGACACAAGGAACTCAAGGACTTCAAGGATCTCAAGGATTACAGGGTGTTCAGGGGGATATTGGATCTCAGGGTCTTCAAGGTACACAAGGTCTTCAAGGTACACAAGGTATTCAGGGCACACAGGGATTAGGAACTCAAGGTAACCAAGGCACTCAAGGTCTTCAGGGTCTTCAAGGTTCTCAAGGTGTTGGTGCTCAGGGAACTCAGGGAGTTGCTGGTGATCAAGGAACCCAAGGTCTTCAAGGAACTCAAGGTCTTCAAGGTAGACAAGGAACTCAAGGATCAATAGGTAGTCAGGGAACTCAAGGAACTTTGGGTATTCAAGGTCTTCAAGGTCTTCAAGGTCTTCAAGGAACTCAAGGTGTTGGTGCTCAAGGTCTTCAAGGTAATCAAGGAACTCAAGGTCTTCAAGGGATTCAAGGTAACCAAGGTGTTCAAGGTGTAGGTGCTCAAGGTCTACAAGGTCTCCAAGGTCTTCAAGGAGTTCAGGGATCTGGAAATCAAGGAATTCAAGGGTCTCAAGGAACACAGGGTCTTCAGGGGTCTCAAGGAACTGGAACTCAAGGAAGTCAAGGCACACAAGGAACTCAGGGTGATCAAGGTGTTCAGGGATCTGGAACTCAAGGATTACAAGGTCTTCAGGGAACACAAGGAACTCAAGGGACTCAAGGCACTCAAGGAACTCAAGGTGCTCAAGGAACCCAAGGTCCTCAAGCAACTCAAGGTCTACAAGGTGTTCAAGGTCTTCAAGGTCTTCAAGGTCTACAAGGTGTTCAAGGTAATCAAGGGACACAAGGAATCCAGGGAAATCAAGCAACTCAGGGAACTCAAGGAACTTTGGGTCTTCAAGGTCTTCAAGGTCTTCAAGGAACTCAAGGAACTCAAGGTCTTCAAGGAACTCAAGGTCTTCAAGGTGTTGGTGCTCAAGGTCTTCAGGGAATTCAAGGAATTCAAGGAACACAGGGTCTTCAAGGTGTTCAGGGCACTCAAGGTGTTGGCGCCCAAGGATTACAAGGAACACAAGGATTACAAGGAACACAAGGAACTCAAGGGTTACAAGGATTACAGGGCACTCAAGGTGCTCAAGGAGCCCAAGGAACTCAAGGATCAAGAGGTCTACAAGGCAATCAAGGTCTTCAAGGTCTACAAGGCACTCAAGGAAATCAGGGAACTCAAGCGACTCAGGGAACTCAAGCGACTCAGGGCACTCAAGGTTTACAGGGTCTACAAGGTCTTCAAGGATTAAGTATTCAAGGTATTCAAGGTGCTCAAGCAACACAAGGTGTTCAAGGCACTCAAGGTGTTGGTGCTCAAGGTCTTCAAGGTCTTCAAGGTCTCCAAGGTATTCAAGGTGGAATCGGTATTCAAGGTACCCAGGGTGTCCAAGGCACTCAAAGTGCTCAAGGAACTCAAGGTCTTCAAGGTGTTCAAGGAACTCAAGGTCTACAAGGTCTACAAGGAACTCAAGGTGTTCAAGGCACTCAAGGTGCTCAAGGGACTCAAGCAACTCAAGGAACACAAGCAACCCAAGGCACCCAAGGTGTTCAGGGTCTTCAAGGTAATCAAGGCACTCAAGGGATTCAAGGCAACCAAGGTGTTCAAGGTATAGGTGTTCAAGGCACTCAAGGCACTCAAGGTTTACAAGGTATTCAAGGATCTGGAATTCAAGGTTTACAAGGTCTCCAGGGACTTCAGGGAATTCAGGGTGTTCAAGGTTTAAGTAATCAAGGAGCACAAGGTCTCCAAGGACTTCAGGGTAATCAGGGTATTCAGGGCGTTAGTTTACAAGGTCTTCAAGGAACACAAGCAACTCAAGGAACCCAAGGTATCCAAGGCACTCAAAGTGCTCAAGGAACTCAAGGTCTTCAAGGTATACAAGGATTAATAGGTCTTCAAGGTGTTCAAGGAACTCAAGGTCTCCAAGGTAATCAAGGAACTCAGGGAACTCAAGGTCTCCAAGGTAATCAAGGAACCCAAGGTCTTCAAGGAACTCAAGGTCTTCAAGGCAGACAAGGAACTCAAGGAACTCAAGGGCTTCAAGGCAATCAAGGAACTCAAGGTGTTCAAGGTGTTGGCGCACAAGGATTACAAGGAACTCAAGGTGTTGGTGCTCAAGGAACCCAAGGAACTCAAGGTTTACAGGGTCTTCAGGGAGTTCAGGGAACTCAAGGTTTACAAGGTATTCAAGGATCAGGAATTCAAGGATTACAAGGAGTCCAAGGCACTCAAGGCTTACAGGGTCTTCAAGGAACTCAAGGTGCTCAAGGGACTCAAGCGACTCAGGGCACTCAAGGATTACAGGGTCTTCTAGGTGTTCAAGGAACTCAAGGTCTACAAGGTCTACAAGGAACTCAAGGTAATCAAGGTCTTCAAGGCACTCAAGGTCTTCAAGGTAGACAAGGAACTCAAGGAACTCAAGGAACTCAGGGGCTCCAGGGGACTCAAGGTTTACAAGGGGTAGGCATACAAGGTCTTCAAGGCAATCAAGGAACCCAAGGTCTTCAAGCAACTCAAGGGACTCAAGGGACTCAAGGTGCTCAGGGAACTCAAGGCAATCAAGGTATTCAAGGATCTGGTTCTCAAGGAGCTCAAGGCACTCAAGGGACTCAAGGTCTACAAGGTCTACAAGGTCTTCAAGGAAATCAAGGTGTTCAAGGAACTCAAGGTCTTCAAGGTAGACAAGGAACTCAAGCAACTCAGGGACTCCAGGGGACTCAAGGTTTACAAGGCAATCAAGGAACACAAGCAACCCAAGGTCTTCAAGGCAATCAAGGAACTCAAGGTCTACAAGGTCTACAAGGAACTCAAGGTCTACAAGGTCTACAAGGAACTCAAGGTAATCAAGGTATTCAAGGATCTGGTTCTCAAGGTCTTCAAGGTCTTCAAGGTAATCAAGGTACTCAAGGAACAGGGGTACAAGGTACTCAAGGCACTCAAGGCACTCAAGGAACTCAGGGTGTTCAAGCAACACAAGGTGTTCAAGGAACCCAAGGTCTTGGATTCCAAGGATCACAAGGGACTCAAGGTAATCAAGGAACTCAAGGTGTTCAAGGTAGACAAGGAACTCAAGGTGTTCAAGGAACCCAAGGTCCTCAAGCAACTCAAGGTAATCAAGGAACTCAAGGCACTCAAGGAACAGGGGTACAAGGAACTCAGGGTCTACAAGGTAGGCAAGGTCTTCAAGGCAATCAAGGAACCCAAGGTGCAACTGCCGCTCAAGGATCTCAAGGTACTCAAGGTGTTCAGGGTTCGGGTTCTCAAGGTACTCAAGGTCCTCAAGGCACTCAAGGAACTCAGGGTGTTCAAGCAACACAAGGAACCCAAGCTGTTCAAGGAACCCAAGGTCCTCAAGGGACTCAAGGCGCTCAAGGTGCTCAAGGATTACAAGGATTACAGGGGTTACAAGGCACTCAAGGTAGACAAGGAACTCAAGGTGTTGGTCTTCAAGGGACTCAAGGTTCTCAAGGTCTTCAAGGTGCCGCTGGTACAAATGCTGGACAAGGTGCCCAGGGTATGCAAGCAACTCAGGGGACTCAAGGTCTTCAAGGTAGACAAGGAACTCAGGGATTACAGGGATTAAGTAATCAAGGAATTCAAGGTACTCAAGGTCTTCAAGGTAGACAAGCAACCCAAGGTCTTCAAGGCAATCAAGGAACTCAAGGTCTTCAAGGTAGACAAGGAACTCAAGGTGCTCAAGGTACAATAGGATCTCAAGGTCTTAGTGGAACATCTGGTAACCAAGGAGCACAAGGCAGTCAAGGCGTTGGATCTCAAGGTACTGTTGGTTCTCAGGGAACTGTAGGTAGTTTCGGTTCCCAAGGTAATCAAGGAACTCAGGGCCGCCAGGGCACTACAGGAACGGGAGCTCAAGGTGCAATAGGATCTCAAGGTGCAATAGGAGCTCAAGGTGCAATAGGAGCTCAAGGTACAATAGGAAATCAAGGGACTCAAGGTGTTCAAGGTAGACAAGGAACTCAAGGTGTTGGCTCTCAAGGCACTATTGGCGCTCAGGGAACGATAGGTGCTCAGGCATTCCAAGGAACTCAAGGTGTTCAGGGAAGGCAGAACCAGGGTGTTCAAGGTTCATCCGCTGGACAGGGAACACAAGGTAATCAGGGTCTAGGGGGAGTTGTTGGTGGACAAGGAACTCAAGGTGTTCAAGGACAAGTCGTAACAACAACACCATCGTCAATTACAAAAACCGTTTTTTCAGCAACAGCTGGACAAACAGTGTTTTCGGTCAACTATGGTACACAATATATCCTTGTATATCTTAACGGTTCTCACCTACAAGAAAATGCAGAATACACCGCAACAAATGGAACTTCGGTTGTACTAACATCTGGTGCATCTGCTGGTGATATTATTGAAGTTGTTTACTTCAACCTTGGAAACTTTGTCAGAGGAATTCAAGGTGTTTCTGGTTCCTTCGCTGGACAAGGTGTTCAAGGTCTGCAAGGTAGTCAAGGTCCATTTGGTCCTCAAGGTGTTCAAGGTATTGTAGGTGCTCAAGGTTCTACAACAACTCTGAGTTATGCAGAAGATTCCACATCAGCAACAACTCATTATCCCGTATTCGTTTCTGGTTCTGGAGCTCAAAATGCAAAAGTCAGAACAACGGCAACTGCATTCTCGTTCGTTCCAAACACTGGTAATCTAGTTGTACCAGGAACTGTAACTGCAAGTTCTGACAGATCAATCAAGACTCGCATTACTCCTATTGAAAATGCACTTGAAAAGGTCAAGAAGTTGAGAGGTGTTGAGTTCAACTATAGATCTCATGGTGGCAAATCAATCGGTCTTATTGCACAAGAACTTGAGACCGTCTTCCCCGAACTTGTTCACGGAGAAGGTGTCAAGTCTGTTGCTTACCAAAACTTGGTCGCTGTTCTTATTGAAGCAATAAAAGAAATGAGTGACACAATGGATAAGCGTGATATGGCATACCGTAGAATTCTGTCTAGTTTTGATGAAAAACTATCAAATTTTATGAATAAATACGAAAAGAATGATGTAAACGAGGATTGAAATGGCAAAACCAAGAGATCATGGTAATCTAGTTTCAAATACAATTACATTTGCCGACATCAGCAACACTAGACTTGGTGTTAATAGGTCTAACCCAGCTACAACACTTGATGTCAATGGTGACATCACTGGTGGTCAATTATTAGCATCAGGACAACTCACACTGACTGGTCTTCCATATCTTAGAAATGCTAAGACTATTGCTACCTCTTATACAATTCAATCAACTTATAACGAAGCCAGCATTGGTCCTATCACCATAAATAGTGGCGTCACAGTCATCATAGCTAGTGGTGGAACCTGGACTATTTTATGATATAATTAGATAGAATGCGTGATATCCTAAATCTATAGTTGAAATTGCAACAAAATGAGCACCTTAATTGCAAATACAGTATTAACAACTAATATTCAACATACTAATGGTACAATATGTGCCACTATTGATTCTTCTGGAATATTTTTTACTCCAAATACACCTTATTTTCTTGCAACTAGAAATGGACAAGGTGATGAAGGTGGTACTGGATATATGTCATTTGGTAATATTTTAGCAAACAGAGGAAATTGGTACAATGCAAATGGAACTGCCACGGCGCCAGTTACTGGACTTTATGCATTTTGGTGTAAGACTTTAACACCTAGTAATGGTGAAGTTATTGATTTACGATGGTATGTTAATGGAGCATCAACAGATAATTATGGTGCAGGATATTCTGGTAATTGGAGTGCACATAAACCCATGATAGCACATTTTATAACTCTTTTGAATGCGAATGATACAGTGAGGGTTTATAATATCAATAGCGGAACAAGATGCTGTGGCACCCATAATACATATATGGGATACTTGATTGGATAATTATGGCTTCTGTTGTAAGTGCAAATACATTACAAACAACCAATCTTACTGCTAAAGCAATTCCAACTGGATCTGCAATAACACCGTCTTCTGATGGACGGTTGTATCGACCTAATCTTCCTTATTTTATTGCAACTAGAAATGGACAAGGTGATGAAGGTGGTGGTGGATATATGTCATTTGGTAATATTTTAGCAAACAGAGGAAATTGGTACAATGCAAATGGAACTGCTACTGCACCTGAAAAAGGACTTTATGCATTTTGGTGTAAGACTTTAACACCTAGTAATGGTGAAATTGTTGATCTAAGATGGTATATTAATGGAGCATCAACAGATAGTTATGGTGCAGGATATTCTGGAAATTTCAGCGGTCATAAAACTATGGAAGCATTTGCTATTTTTGCACTAAATAAAAATGATACAGTGAGGGTTTATAATATCAATAGCGGAACAAGATGCTGTGGCACCCATAATACATATATGGGTTATCTAATCGGAGGTTGACTTTTATGGAAATTACTGTTATTATTAATGATGTTCAAAAAAGAGCACTTGAACATACCATGTATGATATTCAAGATTGGCTGCAAAATGCAATTGATGTAAGATCGGAATCAGCTATTGAAGAATTACTAAAAGTAGAAACTGAAAGACTTATTAATGATCCTTATATTCAATCTATTCCAGCAAACAAAAATGAAATTATTCTAAATTCTCCAATAGAAACTGCTAAGGCAAGGACAATTAGAGTGGAAAAAGAATATGCTGCTGGATGTAATGTTTGTGACAATACTCCAGTGCAAAATATTTCACCAGAAATTGATGCGATTTTCAACGAAGCCCTAGGGAGGACGGTATAAATGAGTACCTTAAGAGTAGAAACAATTGAAGTTAATACCATTAGAAATTTTGCTGGAACGGCACTGAAGGACCAGCTTAAAACTGGATCTTCCACAGATTTCATGTCCTATGATTCAAATTATCGACATACATATGGAGTTAATTCTGGGCAGACTAGTTACACGTATCCTCCTGCTGGTTATTCAATGAGTAATCTAAAACAGTTTATAAATTCTTCAAGAGAAATTTACTTTGCTGGTGGTGTGGATGGAAACGATAGTCTTTATTGTTATTACAATGTAAGGTCTGGGGATATTGAGTTAGTTGTTTATAATTCAGAACAAAGAGCTACGCCAGCTTGTAATTGGACTGGGAGTTGGGCTAAATAATGGATTTTTATCTCTTGGTAAAAGATGGCACTAATGCATTTAGTGTTACCTCACACTATCCAAATCTTAGTTCGGCACCAGATGTTAAATGTTATGTGGTCACTGAAGAAGATTATAAAAATTTTGCAAAAATAGATTACTGGTATAATCCAGAGACAAAAAGAATAGAGAAAAAACCAGATAATGAGATTTTAGAAATTAGATGGTATGAACTGAGAGAAAAAAGAAATAGTTATCTTTTGAGATGTGATTGGACAGCTTTTCCAAGTTCTCCATTATCTCCAGAAAAAAGAGAAGAATGGGAAATTTACAGACAAGAACTTAGAGATTTTCCTTCAACAATAACTGATCAAGAACTTTTATCTGTCAACAACGTTATCGAACTTACCTGGCCAATAAAACCTTCATAATTAGATACTGCTTATCATGCCTAATATTGCGAATGATAAAACTATTACATTTTCTGCTGCGGAATTAGCAAGAATTTGCTGTTCGGAAGATTCTCATTTGAATAAAAATAATGATGGTGATGATGGTGAAATTGGAAAATATGCAGATCCAAGAAAATCTCCTGATTGGTTAATTGAAGAAATGGTAGATGATTCTAATCTTACTAAAATTAAAAGATCTATTTCATCTACAATCAAAAAAAATTCATTGCAAAGTAGAATTTACGGTAAAAGTTCTCAGGGTAATATAAAACAGTATAATTTGTTTGGACATATTGATAAAAGTATTACACTTTCATTACAAGAAAAAGTTAGAGATTGTCTAATTGAGCATAATCTAATAAATTCAGATACTTCTTTGACATTAACAAATTGTTGGACTTGCATTGGTTATAAAAATTCTTACCATATTGCACATAATCATACTTTGACTCGTCCTGGAGGAGCACTCTGCATTGATCCTAGAATTATAAGTGTCACACTTTATATTTCTAGTCCACTAAAAGAAGGTGATTGTTCAAATCCAATGAGTGAAAATCATTCAAAAATGCACGACTTAATTGCTGGATTTTTCTATTTCTTCACCAAACCACATTTGATAAATTATGTAAAACCACAAGTAGGTAAAATGATAATTTTTCCGTCTTGGATAGTTCATGGCACTTATCCACAAATTTCTGGAAAAAGACAAACACTAAATCTTTCTTTTGAACTTGATTCCCCACTTTTGGCACCAAAAATAAATTCTGGACAGACCCCTTGACACCCGCCCCAAGACCCCCTATAATATGGGGGTAATCAAGAAAACCCCCAATGACCACCGCACAAGAAACCGTTCAAGGTATTGTGATTGACGTATGCACCCGCACCTTTCTGCTGTTGAGCGATCAGGGCAGCGAGCGTCTTGTAGAGTGTGAGACTGTTGAAGAGTTTATGAACGTTCTGGA